CGCTACACTCGACAGATTTGATATAATATCTGTTGAAAAAGATGACATACTAGAACAAAGTATTGTAGATGCTCACACATATTCGCATATGGATTTAATTCGTACATGCCTGAAAGAGCAGAACTCTACGACGTATATTTCAATGAGAGATTCAATTAGATTCCAAAAGCGTAAAGAACTAGATTTACTGGATGGCTTTACGTGTAAGCTGCTAGAAAAAGATAGTTTAGCTTTAGAATCTTACAACAGCCGTAAACTAATTATACCGAAAGTTAATAATATTGAAGAATGTGCCACGTTGAAAGATGTGTGGGAATACGTGATTGTATCTTCAGATAAAAATGCAGGTACTTCAACGTCTGAAGTTACATACCCACCAGATAATACTGGTACTAGTCCTATACCTCCTGGTGGTGATACTAGTAGGTCTGTACCGGAAGCACCATCACAAAATAGAGGATGGGATAATAGTAGCCCATTTTAATAAATAAGGAAAGATTATGAGTTATATATCAAAAAAATTCGATACATCTGTACCACTGCCTAATATATTACCTCCAGAGTGGGGTAATGAGTTTAGCAGTAATGATAATTTGCTGTTTGATAACTTGGACCAGTTTATTTTTACTGTGTCTAAGTTAAAGCAGAAAGAAGATGACAAATGTGGCATGAGCTACGCCGAAGCTTTAAAAAAGTTAATTAGGCGTGAATCTGATTTCCCTGAAAGTAAGCAAACGAGTATTCGTAATTTGGTTAGAAAGAATCTACTGAAACGTGGTCTTATTACCGATGAAGTTTATGAAAACTTTAGATATGCAACCGACGGCACCCAGATTGGTGTTGATATAGGTAAGTATGCTGCAGGTGAAGCTGATTGCGTTATTACACCATCTCGTCAGTACATAGATTTCTTCTACGAAATTTACATAAGTGTTAGCTACCCGTGGGACATATCTAATGATGTAGTTCGTAACAACGTTGCTAAACTACTGGCCACTATTGAGGAGTTAGAGCGTAAGCATATCTTCATTAAGGTGAATGCAGTATTTCCTGATAGGAATGTTGCTAGAGTTGATGGTAAAAGCCGTAATTTCTTATCTGTACTTCCAATATTTTCACATAAAGATTTTAAATCTGTTGATGTAATGTCTTCAGTCATTAATGAACGTTTGTTGAGAAAATTTTGGTTTGCAATCATTGAAGATTTGTACGGTGGTAACATCGCTAGTGGTTATGGTCAGCCTTTACAACTTCCTAAAACAATGAATATTGGCTATGCATTTGACGAAATTGAACTGTTTGAAGAAATAATGAAAGAAGTGGGTGCATAATGGATACTAAAACAATGCTTGGTGATTACATCAAGGCTAGGACTGAGAAGTTAGACGCTTACCCTAGCATTGTACGTAAAGGTATGGACACTATTCAAGGTAGCATACCTTTTAAGCTTAAATTGGCTATTACGTTGTCTGAGTTAATTACATTTAGCTCTCACCTACGTAAACCAATTCAGCTGCATGATGGAACAATTGTACCAACTAACGCCATAGTATTTGCTTTGGCAGGTTCAGGTGTAAGTAAGGATAAATCATTAAATGCAGTTCGTAAGTCTTTAAGTTTTGGGTACTCTCAAATTGAAGACCAACGTAAAGAATTTGCTCGTGAGAAGGCGGAAAGTACTGCACGCCTGGAAGGAGATGAAGTATCTAATTGGCCGAAGTACTACAAAGCACCTAAGCCACTTCAAACTGGTCTAGGTACTGTTGAGGGACTTATACACCATTTTGCCGATATTGCTGAAAACCCTACAGGGGCAGGAAGTATTATGTCATCAGAAATTGGTAGTGAGTTACAAAACAATGGCTCTATGGCAGATATTATTAAAACTATATCAGTAGCTTATGATTTAGGTAATATACCAGCTAAGATTGTAAAATCTCATGAAAACCAAACCAGTGAAGTTAAAGGTTTACCTGTTAATGCATTATTATTTGGCTCTCATGAAGCCTTACTATTTGATAACCAGATTAAATCTAAATTTCGTTTAGCCTTTAATACACAGCTGGCACGACGTAGTTTATTTTCGTTTACTCCAGATTCTCCTGAAAAGTTGGATATTAAATCTGTTGACGAACTGTATGCATTACGTGAAGCTGAACGTGAACGTGTCTGTAAAGCACAGGAAGAGCTTAACACTTTAACAGGTGACCTAGTGGGTGAAACTACTAATATTCCTCTTAAAGTTAGCGACAATGCTATGAAGCTGTTTGATGTTTATTTGGAGCATAACGCTCTGGTATCAGATGACATGCCTAATAAATTTCCTATATCTAAGTTAAGTCGTAGGCATAAGCAATGGTTAGCGTTAAAGCTTGCAGGTAATTACGCTGTACTAAGTAACGCAGAATACATTTCTGAGGAACATTATTCATACGCTATTAACACAATAGAGTTGTTATCTTCTGACCTAAGTAGTTTTGAGTATGAATTGGTTAAAGAACCGTATGAACTACTATCTGATATGTGCAAGATGCAGGCTGAAGATGGTGAGTTTACCTTAACGCTTCATGAGCTGCGTAAGTTATCTTATGTTACAGGAACAGGTGCTTCAAAAGGTAAAATTGAAGAACTCTGCAACTCAGCAAACAGTTATGACAGTAATGGGATGTACACCATGCTAGATAACGGCATAGTGTATAAGAAAATGGTAAAAACTGATGTTGTAGGTGTAAGCTTTAAGGTTTTCGAAGATTTAACGTATGAGGGACAAGCGCTAAAGGACTACATGAATAGGAATTCTCATAAAGGTTATGATTTCTATGAAACTGACTTTAAAGACTTAGAGAATCTACTGAGTGAAAATGCTGTGTATTCTCCGTTCCAGTTTAATGATGGAATACACTCTAAAGAACACCTATTCGGTGGTACTAAGTTTGCTGTACTTGATGTAGATAAATCGGTGATTACTGATACAGAAGCTCATGCTTTACTGGAAGAGTATAACCACTTTATTGCCAGAACTAGTAATCCTAATAATGAATTTAAGTTTAGAGTTATTATTGAACTTGATGCAGTTGTTGATGTGGACCCAATTACATGGAAAGCTTTTATTCAAGAAATTGCAGAAGAGCTTGGATTGATAGTTGACCCTATTCCTCAGAGTCAAATATTGCTGACGTATAAAGACCGTACAATACTTAAACAGTTAAATGGTAAAGCACTAAATGCTAAAACATTGCTTGCAAGAGCATCTGTAAGTATTAAAGACCGTCCTAAAGCGCCAAGTTCACTTCCGACTAAAGAGAAAGAGTCTAAACTTGCTGATGCCAGAACAACATTTGCTTTTGCGTTTGAATGTGAACCTGGTGAACGTTCTAATAAAATCTACCGTGCCTTAGCTTACGCTATCGATTTAGGTGCTGATGCAGAGTATGTAGAGAAGTTAGCTTTAGAAATTAATGAGTACATTAGTGATTCTATGGATTTAGAGAGATTGCATAGTAAGTTAATTACTCCTGCCTTACGAAGAATTTAGGAGAAAAATTATGGGATGTTTTAGTTTTAACTGTAAACGAACAGGTAAGCCAGCGTTATCGTCATCTTTTGATGGTTCTGCTTGCCATCTATTTTTACTTAAAGAAGGCAAAGTTATTGAAGAAATGTTCGGTAACTATGATTCATACGGTAGAGTGTTCGACGATAAAGGAGACTCATTTAAGTGGAATATGGAATGGTCTAATGTATGTAAATTGATGTTTGATAATAATAAAGCAAATGGTATTGCTTTAGTACTATCTATTGAGCCTATCACGGAAAATATGCCCACAGAACGTAGTGATGATGACCCTAACCAAGGTTGGGGTGACTCTATGGAACTACTTGGTGTAACTTCTGATGAACTATTCAAAACTGTAGATAAACCATTCCACAGAGTAATAAAAGAAGGTTAATTATGACGTGGATTTACAAAGATAAGCCGGTGAATTCACATGACGACCTACTGCCTGAGTGTACTGATATAGTTTACTGTATCTACTACACTTCGGGTAAAAAATACGTAGGTAAGAAATGTGTACGTACAATGCGTAGATTAAAACCTACCAAGAAACAATTGGCCATACGTAAGAATTACAAACGTGTTGAACAGAAAGACCAACCTTTCATAAACTACGTAGGCTCATCAAAAGAAACTGAAGGTCATGAAATTAATTACAAAGAAATTCTCTACCAGTGTTCTACGAAGAAGGCTGCTACATATATCGAAGCAGGTATTCTTTTCAGTGAGAACGCTATATTTGATGATGAGTACCTTAATCTTAATATCAGCGGTAAATTCTTTGACAATGATTTGGACGGTCTTTTAGACAGTGAGTAATTTATGTTTGACCTACTTGCAAAACAAGATATAAGACCTCCTAAACACGGTTGGTGGAAAGGTGACTACATAGGTCATTGTAGAAACTGTAACGAACAGTTCATAGGCGCTAAAGGTGCATACATGTGCTCAGATTGTGCTTATGACTTTGATGAGCAGTTGATGTATGAGCAACTATGGCGTAATTATGCTTGGCCATACACGGCTAGGTACATAACTAAAAAACTGTGGGCTTCACATAAGGAATAACTACTGTGATACTAATTAAAGATTTAGGAACTGTATATGTTTCTTACGGACGTGCGTTACGTAAAGGAGTATATAAGTGTCCAAGGTGTAATAAAGAAAATGAGCTATACACGCATAATGTAAAACGACAAATACAACGTGCACTGGAAGGTAGTAGAGAAGCTGTATGCCAAAACTGCATGCTAAAAGAACGTAACAGCGTTGGTGCAGGAAAACTTAACAAGTTTACATCATCAAGCGGTAAAGCTGCACAGAAAAAAGCTGCACCTAGAACACGTAAAGTTAAAACTGCTGTGGTTTCCAAGGCACGTAATAAGTACCGCCATATGGCATTCGACGTGAATACACTTATGTGGAATGTTGAAGTACCAATACCAGGCGAGAAAGGTAAAAAGAAGTCTTTAGGTGAATTTAAGGATGAAGAATTGGCCCAAAACGCAATACTAGAATTTTTAAGCCACTACCAAGATAACTTTTAGGGTAACTACTATGCTACAAGACGATATTATACATGTGGACTACACAGTATATGCATCAGAGTACAAAATAAGAAAACACATACCTAAACTTCTTGAAAGGTTAAAAATACTATCTTTTGATACTGAAGTTCGTTCTGTGTACGAAGGCAAATTGCGTAAAGAAGCATCTGATTACTTAAAAGAAGCTGACACTCGTGATGAGCTTTATAAGCAAGCCAGAGTTGTAGCAGAATCTAGTGGGTTAAGTTTTCCGTCAATAGTAAAAACTACCCACTTCATCTTTGGTGAGAGTAGGGATAAGGCCCATGTAGTAATATGTACGGATGCTGCGATGGAACTCCACATGTGGAAACTAGTAGCTGACTATGAAGGTAAGCTACTGGTACATAACTCATTATTCGATTTGAAGATTATGTATGAACGAATAAAAAGGTTGCCTAAGAACTTCGTGGATACAGCATTACTGTCTAAATGTCTAATTAACCATGTAAACATTTGGAAAGCTAAGACCGGTCTTAAAGTGATAATGGGTGGGTACTACCCTGGTAAGTGGTCATTAATGAATGACTACGAACCAAGAGATTTAAAGGATAAAGATTTCCTACTTTACTGTGCAATAGATGGCGGAGCTACATTCTATTTGTACGAACTAATTCTAGAGGAGCTTAATAGTGACTAATTTAGAAATATGTAAAAAGATAGCTGAAATAGGTGATTTAGAGTGGAGTTTGCATCCTAAACTTGGCAGCTCGTACATAGTTACTGAGTACTCTGAAGTTGGTCCTCCTACACTAACTTGGCACAAGTTTAACCCACTAACAGACAAAGCGCTATGTTGGGACTTAATGCTTAAACATGATATAAAACTATCTCGTAATGGTAAAAATGAGTACGTAGGTATGTGGTCACATTGTAGAGGTGAAGACCATTCTGACCCTCAAATGGCTATATGTTTAGCCATTATTGAAAAGTATAAATAATAAACCCAGCTGTGGCGAGCCAATTATCTACGGGGAGCTAGCCTGCATCCTCAACTCTATACCTACTGATTTGAATCTTGGGTCAGCATGGGATATCTTCGTCATAATCATATGGCAATCTGTCGTGGTCTTCAGGTCTTATCCATCTACCTTTACCATTTTCAATTACGTAACGGAGCTTAGGAGCACTTTTAGCCTCTAACTCTCTAATCTCAGAGAATGTATGGTCTGCTTTAAAGAAAGCCATAATATAGCCTCTCAGGAACTGTAATAGGCATTATAACTAACAGAACATGAATAAGGAAATAGTATGAAAGCATTTGACAATGAAGACAGGGAACTCTTAGTTCAACTGTACATGCTGAGCCAAGAAGAACTCAAAGAAGCTGAAAAGATGTTCATACGGTCTTCAGGTATGAGTGAATGTGCTTGTGGTAAGGCCGTAGCCCAAAGACGAAAACAAGGCAACTTAGGAGAAGATTATGAGAAATAAAAATAGTTCAGAGAAAATTATCAATGATTTGCAGCTAGAAATTATACTAGAAGGAAGTTACTTTGACGGTAACCTAAACTTCGGTGCGGTAGCTGTAGACTTTAATAACAACGTGTACATGTTAGACATAACAGATACTACAGGGTACAAAGGAGAAAACGTTGCAGGAATAAAAGATACAGAATACCTATTAACATGTAAATTCGAATCAGACATAGACGAGATAAAAAACGTATTTGGTGACTGCGTAGAAGCGTATGATTTTAACTATGATACCTGTGATTTTAAAAGTAGCAAAATAAGCGCGAGAACTAACTTAGCATTTGACTGTGAGCCAGAAAGTTTAGAGCATAATTTAAATAGGGTAGTAAGTATTACATTAGTGTCACACAGTATTGAAAATGTAAAAATACCTGTAGTGCTGGATGAATCGATGTAGCACTACAAAGATTCGGTTTTATATATGGCTCTTATCTTAATATTAATGCTTATATTATCTTTATACTAATAAGCTTTAACCGGTGAAAAGTACACCAAACCCAGCAATACTGGTGTCTGTAGCGATTTTCGAGGTACGACGAGAATGTACACTTTTATAGAAAATGTACACTGTGGTCGTATATTTATACCTTACAAGTGTTAATAAAAGTGGAACTGTCAGTTCCGATTTGTTATAATACACAGAGTAAGTAAGAAGAGAATCCTCAATGATAAACAAACAAGAATACACAAAAACTAAAGCTAAACGTAGTCTGAAAACTAAACGTAACACTAATGGTGACGTGGTAAGCTCAACATACGTAGAAACGTCCGTTTGGACAAAACGCTTAGTGAGAATGGAAGGCATGAATATGTGCAAGAAAAAAGACCTTATGGCTGTACTATCAGAAGTAGTTAAATCAAATACAGACATGAAATTGATAAGTTACATGTTAGCTAATCAGAACCAAAAAAGTTTTGTGAAGATTAAATCTGGTGACCCAATATCAATTCAACAACTCGGAATAATGTTTGATGTAACAGACAGAAAAGTTAGAGGACTGATAAAAGAATTGGAAATCAACAAACTTGTAAAACGTCACAATAAAAGAATTTATATAAACCCATTCATGCAATTGCCATACGGAAATAATAAAGATAACAACTTTATGGTGCAGATGATGTGGAAAAATGACTACCAGATGACAGAAGAACAGCTGCTGGAAGTACATTCCGTAGAAATGAGTGTAGACAGAGAGATAGAAGTGAATAACTAAGAGAGTAGATTATGAGTAAAGAAATAGAGAATGCTATGAAGGTGTTGACTGAAGCAATGCAAGATACAGAATTAGGAAGCTATGCGCACTGTTGGCACTGTAATATTGCAATGATGTGTTATGACGCTATGCTCAGCAGTGAAGACAACTTTGCTACTCATGAAGAAGCACATAAAGTAGGTAACGATGCCGCTAGTCGTTTTATGAAAATTCTATTTAACGTAAATACGTCAAACGAAAACCGTAAAGACAGTGAGTAACTTATGTACCATGAAAAAATTTTTAAACGTGAAGATGGGTCCAAAGTAAAATTACTGGTTTCAGTAATGTTCTTATATAACAAAATTATATACAGATGTTCTACATCAACATGCCTAAAAGGTAAACGTACTTGGATAAGTACAACTAATATGGATGACTATACCTACAGAGCATTAGATATGAAAGGACGTAAAAAATCGGAAGAAGAAAATATGATGAAAGTTGTAACACCAGAAGAAATTCTAGAAGCACGGTTAGAAACTTGGCAGTTACTTAAACCTAAAGGTATTTAACGTGGATAGTGTAATTTTTATGATGGCAATGCTTAGTCTATTTCTAGTATTTGACGTACTGATGAATATAAATTGGGACTGCTTAGTCGGTAACCATAAATACGTTTATGTTGGCCAAAAGCACGGAATGGTAAGGTCAAAAAACAGAAAAGGTGTTATAGGTACACAAAGGAATATGTACAAATGCATTCACTGTGAAGTAAATAAACCAATCGAAGACAGTGATTACGTAGAGTAAGATTCATATCATTTACGATAGGCTCGATAATGCACTCCTTAGCCCCGTAGATAATTAGCTCGCAGCAGTTGAGTACAGCAAATAGGTGTTATATATGTCAGTTTTTCATAGGTTAACTAAAGAACAAATATTAGAAGATTTTGATAATTACGGATTCATGCATGGGATAGTTCCAGTATATGTAGGTGACCCAGGTGGGGAAAACCGTGTAGCTGTAAGAAACTGGTGTCCAGAATTTGTTATGGATGTAATGGTATTTATACACGAAATAGCTGCTATGGCTTTACAAACTATAAACCCAGAATTTCAGCCGTTTTATGCAATAAAAGTAGGTAAGAAAATTACATAAAAGGTGATTAGAGTGAAATTAAGTATTGAAGATATTCTTCGTCAGGAAGATATAGACTATATAGACCATTTAGAGTTAGATAACGCACGCCTGCAAAAGGCTATAACAACTAACACAATTGATGTACTTGAACGAATAAAAGAAGCTATTCAACCTGACGGCCTTATAAACAGTCAAGAGGGTATTAATACAATAAAAGCTATTACTTACGCACTTGAGAAACTAGTAATTACGGAAAAGGAAAAGTTATGACTGAACTACAATTTTGTTACTGGTTACAAGGCTATTTCGAATTAAGTGGAACTAAAGAACTTAATCCTGAACAGGTAAAGGCTATTCAAGAACATCTAGCATTAGTGTTTACAAAAGTTACTACAAGTACAGTACCTGACTACAGAAATTTATTACAAACGCAACTAGCACCAGACACCACCCTAAACGTGACATGTTAATAACAAACTAGGAGAATAATTATGGGTTACAGAAGTTCATGGTATTTAGCTATTGAAGGCGATACTGCAAGTAAAGTTATAAAAAACATTAAAGAGAAATCTTTACCTGAAAATTTATTAGAATTTTTAGACTGTGCAGAAAATGATAATAGTGCTGAAAGTATTTACTTTGAGATGCATGATACAAAAATGTATGAGAGCTACCCTGATGTTGAAGAGTTCTACAGCTTCTTAGATAGCTTAGAAGATGAAGACTTTAAGTACTATGAAATTGGTGAAGAAGAAGGTGACATATCAGATAAGGGCGAAAATTGTGATTTACTGTATGTAAGGACTGAAATAATAAGAGGTTAATATGCATATTATAGTAGGAAGTACTGCTATAAACAAAACACAAATTATATTTAGAAATCCTAATGACTTAGATGTGTGGACAGATGATAAAATCTACCTAGAGCAGGAAAAGGTAAAACAAGGGGTAGATATAAAACTAATACCTAAACATATACTAGAACTTATAGAGACGCCTGATGGACTGCACTGCACACCTAATGATGTATACACAATAAAGTGTAGTCATTTAGGATGGAAAAACCCTTGTTGGAATAAGCACAAAACCGACATACTGTCTCTTAAGTCACAAGGATGCAGTATAAAGAGTGAACTATTCTCTGCACTTACAGACTACTGGGAAAAAGAATTTGGAAATAAAGATTTCCTGTCACTGAAAAAAAGTAAAAAGGACTTCTTTACTGATAATGTAGTATACGTATATGACCATGATTGGTTACACGAACAGGTATCAGCACCAGAAGCTCCTATATACACCACATGCCTAAAATACAAAGAAGATGTCCTAATAGATAAGGATGCGTTTGATAGTCTAGAACTCGCCTCTAAGGTACGTATGTTTAGGGAAGAAATTACTGTGATAGCTATAGAACGCTATCTTGTAAATCCTAAAATGAAAGGTAGATTTAGTTGGTTTCGAGCTTACCAACTGTCGTTACACAAAACAATTACACAACTAACAAAAGGTTGGGCAACTAATTTTATAGTTCTGAACCTAGAACACTTTATTAAACCTGATTACACGTATTTTAAACACGCACTTAACGTAATAAAACAAAAGGAAAATTATTTATGTCATATGAAAACTCAAAACTAAAAGACCTTGTAGAAGAAATAAAGGCAACATTAAATGAGCCATGCACATCAGATATCTTATACCATTTATTTGATGGAGATTACGTAGAGGATGCGTTTTCAGGCAGCAGTTTGGTAGAGGGTATTGAATATAAATTAGCTAGCAAAGTAATTAGTGACTACCTGAATGAACGTGGTTACGAAGCAGTAGAGTCTGAAGGTGGAGGTGAAGGAGAAAGTGAGTATTGCTACGGAGTTATAAAAGTAGGTGATGAGTACTACAAAGCTGAATGGAACTACTACTCATACCAAGGGTGTGATTATGACAGTATAGAAGATACTGTAAGGAAAGTAACACCTACAGAAAAAGTAGTTACAGTGTACGAGTAGTTGTGGAGGAAGTTTAATATCGCTGATATTACTATGTGCAAGGGAGATAGATGCCCTAAAAAAGATGGCTGTTATAGGTATACTGCAAATGCAAATCCATACAGACAGTCATACTTTATGAATGTTCCTTACGATAAAGTAAGAGAAACATGCGATGAATTTACAAACAACAGGAAACGTGATGAAAACATTTAAAGTAGGTTGTTACCAAACAGAACATTTTAGTATTTATGTGACGGCAGAAGATGAAGATGCAGCTCAAGCTAAAGCGTATAGAGCAATTGAAGAATCAGGTACACCTGCTGATGCAAAGGTATTTGATAGAGAATTTGACTCTGTTCAGGCAGAAGAAGTAACGGAGTAGTTTATGAAACTTAAAGATTACGTAAAGCACTTAAGTGAGTTGTTAGAGAAACGACCTGAAGCTGCAGAATTTGAGGTTGTATCTGCGTCAGATGATGAAGGTAACAGCTATGGCGTAGTTTATTACAGTCCATCTATAGGTACTTTCAGTGACTATGAATTTGAAGTAGAGAATGTGGAAGAAGAACAAGATTCTGTAAATGCCGTATGTATTAACTAGGAGTACTAAATGACCTTAACATTAGAAGAACGTATTAATGCAAAAGGGTTAAGGCCGTGGACTAGGTTGCCACTTCCCAAACCGGCAGAGCTGGACTTAGGCCCAGAGTTCTTTCACGACAACTTCGTACATCCTCTAATTGAAGATGCTATTAGGTTGATGTGTGCCGGTCTTTATATTGATAATGATGCGGTAGAAGCTTTACGGTCAACTATTGATGAAGTATTGAGTAATGTTGATGCGTTATTGTTACGTAACTCAGTTATACAAAAATACCAAGAACAGAGAGCTGTAGTAGCTCAGAAAGTACATATCGCTAAAAGTACTGAAGCAGTTAGGGATATCGGCCATTACTTACGTGATTATGATGAATCGAGCATGCTTCACAGAACGTGGGTAGTTAATACCTACCTTAAATCTGCAGATTGTGAAAAAGACATAAAAGAAACTTGGCCAGTAAAAGATTTGAAAGCTTATAACAGCTTTAAAGAAGATGATTTTATAGCAAAAGTTCTTGATAAGTCTATTGCAAAAAAATCTGAAACTGTTGCTATTGGTATGATTGCGTTAGCCGAACATAAAGTAGAGCTATGGAATAGACCTCGTTATGATAAGGCCAAATCTAAGGCTAGTTTAGACCCTTTTAACCCAGGGTCAGCCAAGCAGAAGCAAGAGTTATTTGCCATGCTTAATATTGAGCCTCTGGCTGTCTCAGAGACATCAGGTGATGGTTCATGGGGAAGAGAGTACATTGAGATACTGTTAAAACAGTCTGACCATTCTGACGAAGCTTACGATGAAGTTTTGCAATGTATCATTGACCACTCATTTAGTGGGATTATTCGTAATAACTTTCTTAAAGCTTTCGATACTTACACGATTGACGGCGTACTACACGGTAACATAAAAATATTTGGTGCTAAGTCATTCAGACCTACATCTAATAGCCCTAATTTGCTTAATATGCCAAGTACTAAGTCTATCTACGCAAAGCCTTTAAAGAAGTGTTTTATAGCTCCTGAAGGCATGCTTATATACGCGATAGATTTGGGTGCACTAGAAGATAGAGTTATAGCTAATTTATCTGGTGACGTAAACAAATCTAATATATTTTTAGAAGGGTTAGATGGGCATTCACTGAATGCTTGTGGTTACTTTCCTGAAAAGATTGCAGAAGTGATGGGACCTAATACAGATAACGTAGCCTATGTTAAAGAATTTTACCGGTTAGCTGATGTTGAGAAACATCCTGTTATAGGTAAGATACGTTCAGCTTCTAAAGCTCCTACATTTAAACTTGCCTATGGTGGATTTCCTGACGCAGATAAAGGTGGTGTTATTACTAAAGAGATATTTGATAACTACCATAACAATTTATATCCAGGTATCACTAAGTACCGAGAAGAGTATGTACTTCCTACTACGATAGCTAATGGTTACCTTCATTTAGGTTTAGGTTGTAGAATCTACTCTGATGACCCAGAAGGCGATATTCGTACATTGAATAATGCTACTTGTCAGTTCTGGAGTATTTTAACTCAGATTACTATCAATGAACTTAATTACCGTGTTGAAGAAGCCGGTTATAGAGGAAGGATAGAAGTGTGCTCTACAATCTACGATAGTTTATATATCTACGTTGAAGATAACGCTGAGACTATTAAGTGGCTGAATGATAACGCAGTAGAACTTCTATGTGTGGATTACATCACAGACCAAGTAGTTAAGAATGAAGCTGAGGGTGAATTAGGCCGTAATTGGGCTGATTTGCATAAGATTGTTAATGACGCTTCTGTTGAAGAAATAGAAGATGTTATTAAGCAAATAAAGGAAGAGTAATGAATCCATTAATATATGTACCGGCAACGGTACCTGATGACTGTGAAGTCAGAATTAGTCCAAGTTCATTTGGTACGTTTATAGAACGTCCATGGGCATGGTACAGACAACAGATACTTGGCTTAGATAAGTTCGAGTACAGTACTTCAAGCGTTATAGGCACTATTGTGCATTATGTCGCTGAGCAAGTAGCTTCTGATAAAGAAGTAGACGAATATATCATCGCAGAATACATTGATAGTATGAAAGAAAACGATGATTACTGTAGGGAAACGGTGAAGGAAAATTGGTACAACATGGCTGCAGAGCTTGTTAATACCTATACATTACCTGAGCAGAATACTATCCTAGAAGTTGAGGGACAAGTAGCTGCAGCAGTTGCTAAAGGAATCTACGGAGCAGGTACTTTTGACCTACTTCAAGGTACTAAAGAAGACTGTATGTTGGTTGATTATAAGACTTACAATAGTAAGACTAAGCCTAAGGCAATCACCTCAATTTACCGTTATCAGCTGCTTGTTTACGTATGGATTTTACGTAAATTAGGGTATAATGTAACAAGAATTCGCTTAGTCTATATCAATAGAAATATTGATGGAGGTCTTAGTGAAAAAACTGGAAAACCTCTCAAATCCTACCCACCTGAAGTCACTGTATTAACAGAAACAGTCGTCAAAGAAGATGTAGAGTTCATTGAAAACCAGTTGAATCTATGTGCTGAAACTCTTGAAGCATCTAAAAAATATCCAGAATTACGTCACGTAATCTGGCATGACATGCGAAATAAGGAAGATTAATGACTATAAAACTACTAGTAAACTCAATTGCGGGTGGTGGTAAAACATCGTTGTTAGAATCTATGGGTGAAGACACATTTGTCGTATCTCGTGATGCTAAAAGCTTCGGTTACGCACTTCCACATATGCTGGTTGACACCTATGTAGATATGACTACTTTTATCTACGGCAATGAAAAAGCTGAAGTTGAAGGTATAGCTCAAAAAATTGAACGCTACTTTGAACATTTCGGTAAGTATCCAGTAAATGTGGTACTTGACTCAGTATCACAAATCACTATGGATGTTATCGATGTAGCTTCACAAACTGCAAACGTATATGGCAGTCAAGGTGCGGAAATAACGAAAGAGTTAGCTTTACTGACTAAATTCATACATGAAGATTTAGAGCTTAACGGTATGAACGTTATCCTAATGAACCATGTTACTGAAGAAAAATCTGAAGGTAATAAAACCGGTGTATATCTTCCATTTGGTCAAGGTAAGTTCCTTGCTAAAGGCGCATTCTATGCAACTACAAATGAAGCTATTACTATCGTACCTGAAGGTAGTAACCGTGCAGTCTACATGCGAAGTACAGATAAGCAAGCCCGAACAACTGCAAATGAACTACCTGACAAAATGTGGGTTAAGAACATTGTAGATGAATCAAAAAGTAAACGTTTAAAGGAAGGGGAAATATATTTCTCACTACAAGAACATGTAAACTTTTTGGTGGAAAAACAAGGCGACGTTAAGAAATGGTCGTTATAAGTAAACTTTAGTAAACCCTTGAATTCAAAAATAGGCAGACATGCCTCAATCCTAAAAGGAAAATAATATGTCGTTTTTTAAAAAAAGTGTAGATAAGAAAGATTTAGAGCAAAGTTCAACTACAGCGTACATCGTTACTTCAGGTTGCTACCCGGTTAACATTATTGCACCATTCGCAAGTGTTTCACGTAATGGTTCTACATCAGTAGATTTATTTGTTAACCATAAAGAACAGCAACAAACAGTTTACGGTAACTTACGTATTACTAACAACGATGGTACTCCAAATGCAATCGGCTCTAAAGCGTTTAACCAATTAATGGTTATTGCTGATGTTGAAGAAGTTAGTGAACCAATTGACGCTGAGTTACCTATCGGTAAAGCTGGTGCGTCTAAAGATGTTGGTGTACTTGAAGACTTGGCCGATATCGACGTTATTTTACGTGTTCAAATGGAATACAACATCTATAACGGCAGCATCCAAGAGAAGAAAGTTATTAAAGGCTTCTTCCGTGCTGAAGATATGGCTTCTGCTGAAGAAATCGTTAACGGTACTGAAGCTGGTGTTCAATATGCTAAAGAAGAAAAGTACTTCGGAAACGTTACCTATAAAGATGACTTGGACGAAGAAACAGTTACTGCCTGGATAGCTGCTAAGCGTCCTAAAGGTACTGCTGGAGGTGGTGGTGCAAGTGCAGCTGCTCCTAAAAAGCCTGCTTTTGGAAATAAAAAAGCATTCGGCAGCAAGTAGTCTGACTTCGGACGGGTAGTTCTCACTACCTTGGGTCCTTTTCTGTGGGGTGTCCAATAATCACAGTTCAATTTTTAGGAGAAAGTATGAAATTAGATAGACTGTATAAGAGTACTAAAACTGGAGCAATCCAAATATGTGACATCTCTGTGTTGTGCGATGTGTACAATGTAGAATTCGGTCAATTGGATGGAAAACTGCAGCTAAAGTCTACTGCCTGTAAAGGTAAAAATATCGGTAAAGCTAATGAAACTTCTCCTGAACAGCAGGCTGTTATAGAAGCAAAAGCTAAGTGGGCCAAGAAAGTTAAAGCTGGTTATTCAACGGATAACGAAGCTCCGATGACGGTACAACTTCCACGAAAAGTTAAAGAGTATACCGGTAATGAAAATAAAATTTTATACCCTGCATTCTCGACTTTGAAGTTGAATGGTATTAATGGCACTTACTGGCTGATGCCTGACAACAGCCTGTTACTTACAAGTAGGGGTGGTAATGTATATCCACCTATTCCTCATCTTGAGGAAAGAGTCAGGGCCGATATGGCCGCAGCTAATACTACTTGTCAGAATGGAGAACTTTATATTCATGGAGCACACCTCCAGGACATAAAGAGCGCAGTATCAAAGACTAAAGCGTTATCAGCAGAACTCACATTCCGTGTATTTGAACTACCGTTGATAGACAAACCTTATAAAGATAGGGTGAAAATACTTAGAACACTACCAATGCATATAGAAATAACAGAAGTTAATTCTCAAGAAGAAGTAGACTCATGTTATGAAAAAGCTATGGCTAAGAAGTTCGAAGGCACAGTAGTTTACAACGGTGACGGCATGCACAAGTTCAATGAACGTTCATCAGATGTCTATAAGTACAAAAAGACAATTGATGCAGAATTTGAAGTTGTAGGGTACAACCTAGATAAGAACGGTCATTCTGTGTATGAATGTTTAGCAGAAAATGGTGAAATGTTTAATGTTAAACGTAAAGGTACTAATGAAGAACGTTTAGCTGATGCTAAGTTAGCGTATTTCAATATCGGCCGATGGTTGAATGTTGAGTATGAAATCTTGTCAAAAGCAGGTAAACCTTTGAAACCGGTTGGCAACGACTTTAGAATTTGTGATGAAGATGGTCAACCATTAGAATAAAAGTGAGGTAGTAAATGCAAAATTATCGTAAGAAAAATGTACAGCCAATGCGCCCATACGTAGTTGGTGAAGACATGAGTGCAATATCTGTTAACGCAGAAGATACCCCTGAATTAGGTGGTATGGTTGCACATAACCCTAAGAACGTAGCTGACCAATGGTATATTGCTAAGCAGTTCTTTGAAGATAACTATGAGGAAGCGTAATGGAACAGACTGATTTCGCTTGGGCTTTACGCCAAGCAATGCAAGGTAAACGTATAGGTCGTTCAGGTTGGAATGGTTCAGGTATGTTCGCATACATTGTACCTGCAGGTGTTTATCCTGCTAAGACTGAAGCTATCAAAGGTGTATTTCCTGATGATATGGTTCCTTACAGACCTTACTGGGCACTTAAAACTGCTCAAAATGATGTGTCTACCTGGGTTCCATCTGGCAGTGATACACTAGCCGACGATTGGAAACTTGTGGAGTAGTTATGATTTACATAGGTACTAACAGCACAGGTGGTACAGGTTATTTAACACGTATCATTAAAGAAGCTCAAGAACCTAAAACAGTAGATGTTATTGTTGAAGTAGGTGAGTTTCAAGAAGAAGTATTCAGTACAATAAAGCACCAGGTAGATATGTTGGAACACGTAGCTACTCTGGATTTCAAAATACACCTTGTAAAAGAAAAGGGATGAATATGTCAGAAGAAGCTATTGAAAAAGAAATACAGGCTAAGGGTTTGAATGCTCCACGTCTTACACCAGACTTAATCGACAGTTTAATTGTTAGTAGACATTTTTTTAATGCTTATGATGCAGCCGGTAAACCTGGTGGAGTAAATGCTGATTTTAGTAGCCTAGAAACGTTAACTTTCTGTGTGCTAGTTCTTAAAAATGGTACCACTGTTACCGGTGAGTCTAACTGTGTTAGTGCAGAAAATTTTGATGCTGAAATAGGTAAGAAAATTGCCTTTGATAATGCACGAAATGAAATCTGGTCAAGAGAAGGTTATCTACTGAAAGAACGCCTGTACCAAGATTCATTAACAGACCCTGTATAGGAGAAGACTATGAATCCTAATGCAAGTATCGACAGTATGATATCTAAAATGGGTGCTCTACAGGAGCAGGTTACAGAAGTGGCAACACTGGCTGGTGTTGATGAGAGTGATGAAATACGCTCTATTGAGGACTTAGTAGACCATCAAATTAAATCTTTGCTGGTACGTGAAATTATAAATGGTACAGAAGCTAAGTTAGTTAGAACTCTTTTAGAGTACAAACTTGGTAATGAATCATGAGTCCTTTAGACGGTATTGTTCAATTTAACAAAAGCAGAAACTTATCAGTATTTAATGCTGAAAAAGAACTGAATATGATTGGATTGGAGTTAGCTGAGTTTTCTGAAGCTACTGCTTTAGGTGACGAACATGAACAAGTAGATGCACTAGCAGATACCATCGTATTCGCAGTTGGAGCAATCCATAAAATGGGTTATAGCCCTACAGCTGTACTGCTTGAAACTCTTAAAGAGATAAATAGTCGTATAGGTGAATTGGATGAATCTACAGGTAAATGGGAAAAGGATAAAAACCAAGACCCTGCAACTCTCTATAAAGCGGATTACTCAACCTGTAAGGAGTAATTATGGAATTTGTAATAATAGGTATAGTGTCAGCACTGAACCTTATAGTGATTGTACATAAGTTTAGGAAAGGTAGAGTTGAAGATGGTATCTTTGACTCAATATTGTTTACTGCTATGGCATCGCTTTTTGCTGGGTCGTATGGCGGTATGGTAGTAGCTATGATTGCATCGTTAATAATCTCTATGTACCTGCTGGCATTTCCTCCTTCATTTTTTAAATCACTACGTAAAAGTAGTGGTATGAAACAATTTGTGAAGGACGCTAAAAGTGTTATAGAAAAACCCTAACAGTGTTGTTAGTACTATTAGGGTATAGGCTTAGAGTTTAAGTTCTGTACCCTCATTACTAATATCTCCATCAAGAACAGCCTTGACAGCTTCTAAAGCTGTTGGAGTTATCACCCTCATTAGGTGGTCAAACGGGTTGTAAAATAGGTTACCCATATCCTTAGTTAAAATAGATTGGTCAGTCATGTCATCCATGTCACCAAGTACATAATCTTGACCAAGTAAAGACAAAGCAATCTTGGCAGGATGTCTAACACCGTAGTTTCTTAGTACACGCTGAATACGCGTAAAGTACTTAGTAAACATTACAAAACCATTCTTATTACCCCATTCAACAAGCCTACTATTAGGTTTATTGTAGTCAATAAAGTTGTCTCTTATAGTTTTAATGGCATCAGCTTTATCTGAACCATTTTCCACCATCAAGTGATACTGGGCGTATCGAGCTGCAAAATCTGAAGCTTGTATACCTTTTTCAACAGTCTTAAATAGTTTAGTATTTTCTGTAATGTATAATATATCTAAACCAGTCCTGAATATCTTAGGTACATTTTTAAGCTTCTTCTTAGCAAGCCTATTAAAGTAACTACCAGTATCTCCACCATGCTCAACTTCCTCTACGATAGTAGTATAAAAACCCTCATCAACAAGGTCCTTTACAGGACTGTTCAATAAGTTATTTTCTATAACGTTCAAACGTCTAAGTTCTTTAGGCTTTATTAACCCTGCTTCTTGTTTAGCTCTCAACTGAATAGACTCTTTTAGTCCATCAGTATACAACTTTAACTCTTTTATACCTTGGTACTTTAACTCAATAATTTCCTTCATCGAGTAACCACTAACGTACATAAGCATGAAATTACTTATAACATTTCCTATAAACACACCAGGTGTACGTATAATAATATCTATTTTTGATATCTTTACTATTTCCTGCCACAGTTTTTCTGCGTACTTTAAAACATACTTAAAGTGCTTCATAAAGTCACTATTGCTATTTAGTACACCAAAACCAAGAATATCGTCTACACCCATTTCTCTGTACCCAAGATATGTGTACATTAAATCACGTCTTACAAAAAACCCATCTTTATGCTTAACTTTTATGTTTTCTGGTAATACTCTCCATAACGCTGAGATACTTTTGTTATCTGAGTGCTTTTCTATTTTTATATACTCTTTAAAATTCTTACCAATAATACCAGTTTTATTTTTATTAGCATCTGCGTCTTCCATAATCAAATCCATCATCTGTTGATTAAATGAGTCACTAGCCATCTTATCGTATGAAGATGATGCTGTTCTTCCCATAACAACACTAACTTTTCTTTCCATATCAAGGTGTTTAATCTTACCTTCCTTGTCCATGCCGTATCTGAAATCTACTACTTTACCTAGGTTATCCAGAGTAGGTGTAAGTAGACTGTCATCAGCCACATCATCAACACTATACGTTCCATTAAGCATTTGGTTAACAACATCTGCTTTTCGTTTCCTAAGTTTAAGGATAGCTAACGCAGCTTTATGTGGTTTGTGGTCGTCAGTACCGTGCATGAAACTTTCTGTAATAGTGACACCTCTTCTAGCTTTCTCTGTAAGACGTATACCTACTCTGTGAAAACTGGTATCCATAAATCTGTGGTTTATAAACAATCCCATAGGTGTCTTGTTATCATCTGATTCATGCTTTCCGAGTTCTTTTTCAAGATTATACCCTTGTGACTTCATCTCCATAAGTTTTGACATTGGTGCTGCAACTATACTGACATCAGGGTCTGTTATCTGTACTGAGTAGCCTTTTATAATCTTAAGTTTATCGGATGCTGTAGGAAATACCTCCTCTTCAGAGCGTAATTTCTGCCCCTGCTGAAATGCTACTAAACTACTGACACCTTCAGGTTCTTCTTCTATAAGGCTTCTAAGTGCTATCTTATTCTTCTTACTACTAAGTTTAAGCGCCTTTAACGTGGCTATTTCGTCTATAAGTGCAACTACGCTACCATCTACGTATTCTATCTCACTATTAGTACCAACCATTTTTGCTATGTTATTAGCATTCAGTAAAAGTGCTATATTGTCCTGACCTTTTACCAAGTAGTTGGCTAGAATTTCTGTTTGAGCACTATAAAAATTTGAATGTTTCTTATCTACTTTTTCAGCTAGTTGCTTTTCCTTTTTGGTTATCATAGCCGATACTTCAAGGTCACTACTAAGTAGTTTGTCCATGTCGTATGTACCGTATATAGTAGACAAATCTATGTCCAAAACCATATCAGTAAGCATTTCTTCCTGCTCTAGAGTAGGTCTTACACCAAAATAATCTACAACTACTTTTGAGTGTTGAACGGCCAAGAACTCACGGCGTTGGTCTATATGGCCAGATAATAATCCTAAAGCTTCTGCTTGGTCCTGTGTAAGGTCAGACTGTGATGCATCCCTCATTATGGTTCTTACAGTGCCCTCAGGTGACAAGAATGATAATAAACCACCTTTGTGTGATGCTAAACTTGATGCAGAACCTAGTATATTCTTAGCTTGGTCATCAAAAAATGAACGTGCCATAAGTCTGAGGTTATACTTCAAGTTACCCTCACCTTCTTTAGCTTCATTCCTATCAATTTTACTTGTGTTCTCTGCAATTTTCTTATCTGCGTAGTCTGAAAGCTTCTTCTCAAAAGGTTCAAATATAGATATTAAATTGCGTATAGACACTAATTTTTTAGCTCTTAGAGGTTTTTTGTGTGCAGTATTAAGTTTATTTACAAAGAACACCATTCTGCTAAGGTCATCAGTATCAGGTTCACCTGTAATTTTTTTAGTAATGGTATGGAATAGCTCAGCTACCATATCCATAATCTGCTCTAAAAAGTTTCTGTCTTCCTTCACTTCCTTGTCAGTCATGTTAAGCGTAGCTAACTGGTATGAAACAGCCTTATTTGTCATAGCTAGAGCCACAAACTCATGCAGACCTACTTTAGGGTCTGTTAGATGCTCCAGTAACGCAGTAGCTTCTGCTTCTGTAAGCGTATTTCCTGACATTCTTACAAGGTCTTTTTCTTCTGTATTACTTAAGAAATTGTCCCTGACTTTCTCCATACGTGATGTTACCTTGCGTACCTCAGTAGACTTACTACTAAGGGCAAAATGTGTAACTGCGTGATAGAGCTCATGAGCGTATATCTCAAGTAAGCTTTTAGAGCCTCCAACACCCTTACTGATAAACACATTACCTGTATCAGTATGTATTTCACCGTAGTTACCTTCAGCTTGGTTATTTATATGAATATTTACTTCAGGAACCATCTCTATCAAGGTTTCCTGTATATTACTGATTTGGGTTAACAGTACACTGTTATAACTTGCATCATTATGGTACTCATCAGCGTCTATTAAGTCCTGGGCAACTTCTAGTATCTTTTCTGGGTTATTGGTTATATCCAATGCCAACGCTTCAAAGTCATCAGGATTATGAGAATACTCAAAATCTGAATGCAACGACTCCATGGAATCATTATTAACATGAAGACCAGGCATCTTTTCATTAGTAAATGGAGAGGTAGAACCTAGGGGTGTCTCAATAATTTCTTTGCTGTCACCTACTCGATATTTAACTACAAAGTTACCTTCAGAAACTCTAGACACATCAATAAGGTGTACTTGCTCACCACCAATTTTTGGATTTGACTCAGTTATCAGCCTAGAAATTAGGTGTATAGGGCCAGAAGTAGCTTCAGACCTCTCAACAGCAGTTGTATTGAGTACTTTTTTAATAGTCTCTCTACTGGCTGCTTTATCTTCAGAATCTAAACCGTTAGTTAACCCTACAATACTACAAGCCATTCTATACCCCTGTTCCTTTACAATCTGTTATATCTTCAGCCATTTTGGTAGCTTCAACTGTATTTACGTTTGCGAAAACACTATTTGTGATTGGTAATTTTTTACTGTTTATTATTGTACTATTATTAGTACGATTGTCTATAACCACTAAACGTTTTCTGGGCCTAGAACCTCCAACATACGCTGATTTTATTTTATCATTAGCAGAAACATAATCGTCATATTGTCCTATAATATTACCTATATCCATGTAGACAGTATTGTATGTACTTCCTTGTGATTTGTGGCCATTTATTACATAACCAAGTCCAAGACCGGTTGCTAGAAATGCTCTAACTCTTCCTGCATGAAATTCTTTTCCTTTAGGCATTACTTTAGATTCTTCGTCAATAAGTCTTTCTACATCTGCATTATTTACAGGTTTTAAGAAAGTAACAGTAGCACCGTTTATAGTGTCTTCAGCACGTATCTTATACATAGGTATAGCGCCAACAGTAGTTCTTTTAGTTCTACCTATAAAGTAATCTACGTGGGTATTATTGTCTATCTCGTAGTCTATTACTGTGAACTCTTCACCATTATCTAAAGTCTCCATCCTAGATATATCTCCAGGAGGTTTAGACATCTGTGACGTAGGAGCGTTTAATATTAATGGTTCACCTTTAATATAAGGTTCAGATAAAGCTCTATCACCAAATAATTTTTCTCTTATTCTTGCAGTTATAGCTACGGTGTCATCATGCACATGGTTATTGAAATGGATGTATTTAGTGTTAACAGGGTCAGCTTCATAGTCACGCATAAACTGCGGGAATATTTCATCGAATGCCTCAGTAGTAAGAGCTACACCTTCACCTGTTTCTTCATCAATTCTTGTAAACATACTACTATCAAAAGTAGTTGCTCTAAGTCGTTGATTTGCTTCCACAGCAGAAAACTCACCTTCTTCAGTCATAGTTTCTACAGCATTAACTATGTTTATAAGAGCATCTGTAAACAATATAATAGGTGAACCTTCAGCCTGTCTCATAAGCTGATTTAGGTGAACTGTAGAGTTATCTAATTCACCAAATACCACAGATTTCACTCTTGCTCTTGCGTCTTTTACAGGTGCTAATTGTGCATGGTCACCCATAAACACAATTCTCGTACCTGCCATTGCAGCTTCTTCAATTAACATATCGTAGTTCATACTATGAACCATTGATGCCTCATCAACAACAAGTACCTTAGGCATAACAACATCATCTGCATCCCACTCTTTTTCAAAAGTTACAATGTTACCTCGTTTGTCCTGTTTCGGTTTTACTTCTAGTAATGATGCTAATGTCTTGTACTTACTTGCTCTGTACTTGTTACCTCTGTTACTTTCTTTAATAACTTTTAAAGCTTTGTGAGTAGGTGTAGCAAACATTATGTCTTTTGTCTTAACATTCAACTCATCCATAAGAACGTTTATAACAGTAGTTTTACCTGTTCCACCTCTACCTTGTAACAAGAAATGAGGCTTAGTCTTATCATCTGCTTTATACCACTCTTTCATGGCATCTATGGCTATAGTCTGACCTTCATTCGTAGTTAATTCTTCACCGTCTTTGGTAAATCTATAACCTTCATCACTAATGCTATTGCTATTATCTGCTAGTGGTGCTGCAATAAGTTTAGCGGCTTCATCCCTTGCAACCTTTGCTTCAGCCATAACTATGTCTGTTCTGGCTAACAGCTCTTTGGATGTATCTAAGGATTCCTGCACCATTTTACTGATTTCAGAGTCTGATAACCTAGAAGGCTCATTTACGGTGTTTGTAACTTCCTGCCCACTGCTTGCCGATAACGTAGCTTTTTGTTCATCCAGGTTGTTGCCATCTAATATAGCATCTACCACTTCCTGCTCCCTTCCAAGAAGTGGGTCAATCCCACGTTTTATGGCGGAGTCCGTAGCTTCTATAGCTTCATCAAGAAGAGTGTAGCTATCTGGGTCTATGCCCATGTTTGACTTAATTTTAGCTATTATTTCTTTGAATAGTGCTTTAACTCTTTCAATTATAGTCTTAGCTCTAGTAGGAGACATACCAGCCAGTAGTTTTTGCAATTTGTATCCAGTAACTACTTCGGCTACAAACTCTTTACTGTTTTTAAGTCCATAAGTATCAGAACCAGGAGCGTAGCTAGGCTCTTTACCATTAGCTTTTTTATACATCTCTACTGCATGTTTTCTTAGGTTTTCAATCCTGTTATTAAGCACTACATCATCTTTTAATACACTAACTGTCATAGCGTGCACAAGCTCGTGTAGTATTACTTTACTGGTAGTTATTGCTAATGAAGCCTTACTTAAGTTTTCTCTGTTAGGGTTTAATGCTAAAGTAAGTATTCCCGTACCATTATTATATTTACCTAAGGCTTCTCTACTTACTTTCTTGCCTGTAGTGTTGTCAATCTCAGTAGCAGTAACATTACTTACTAATCTTACTTTTACACGATTACCAGAATCACCTACATAAGCTTTTAGTAGTCTGGTTATGGTATCAGTGTAGTTTTTAGTACTGCTATTTGTTACAACATCAGGTCTATTACTATCAGCATACGCAGATATTTCACCAACTAAATCAAGTAATTCTGACATCTCAACAGACTTAACTTCTCCAAGAGTAAACCCAGCTACTGTTTCATAAGTAGGTTCTGCCTTCTGTTTTGGTGGACTATTCTTTGGATTAGTACCGACATTTACAGGTTTAAATGCTTCAGCAAACTTATCATATATGTTTACAGGAACAGCTCCAGCAAGTGCAGAATTATTTACAATGTCACTTCTAGCTTCTTTTATTTCTGTAACTACGCTATCAAGAAGATTTGATGCTGTTGCATTACCTTCCGTCAACAGCTGGCTATGTAGGTTTTCTAAGTAGATTACCGCACTTACTAAATTACAAGACTTCATTATTTACAACCTTTTAACATAGTTTCTAAATGTTTTTTGTGAGTACGGTATTTTGTACCTAGTGCTTTCTTCAAATCAGGGTCTTTCATAAGTTTAGAAATTCTTCCTGACAGTTCTTTTATGTACTCAGTGGCTGCTATCTTATCCTGTTTAGGGTCAGCTGTGTACATTTCAAGATGTACCATTTGACCTATATTTAGTTTTTTAGCGTACAGTTCTTCACGACCTTTACGGACTGTATTCACTGTAGTCTGCAAATTACTCTTCATCGCTGCAAAGCTTACATCGTCATCAAATCCTTTTATACTAAACGTTTTTGCATTATCACCAAGTCTGATTTCCATAGCATTTATAGCATTATTAAACTCTTCAACTATAGAGTATCTCTTATTCGTAAGATAAAAATCCTTACTGTACTGTTTCGCCAGTCCATAAGCACCTACTCCGAATACCATTGCATCATGCACAGGAACAACATCAGCGTAGTCATTGTCTTTATAGAACTCATTAATAGACATGGCCAAATTAGATGAGTCTAACGATAGTATTGTCAATACTGCTGGACCTACCCCAGGTTCACCATATCCACGAGTTACTGTATTACCACTAAGCTCTTCCCTGCCCAGTAGTTTCACTCTTACATCATCACCTGTGTTATCTAAAACATTTTTAAGGAACGCTAATTTCGTTCTCTGGTCTGTAGAGCTGGCTCCTGCAATGCCTGGAATAATAGTTGCAAAAGTCTTTAACCACTCAGTTTTACCTTCTTCAGTTATATGAGGGTTTCTGGCTATGTGCTTTTGATAAGCTTCATCGAAATACTTAAATAGGAACTCACCAGCTTGTATTAGCGCAGCATTTACCTTTGTCTGTTCACTGAACAACTCTGTAAGAGTATTCTCTAAAGGTTCAGCATATAGTGCTGTAATAGCTGCTTGTAAGTCCTGTCTTAGTTCTATAATGCTGCCGTCTGTCTTAGACATTAAGCTATCATTCATAAGATTTATTCTAGCTTGGTGATATGACTCACCTTTAACCTTAAACAATTTTTTTAACTCTGCTTCAGGTACATAGTAGTCTTCTGTATCAGGGTCTATAGCTGTTAAATAGGAAACCAAACCTTTACCAGATAAATAGTTTCTACCTAGTAATTGGTCATTAACAAGACCGGCTACTATGCTCTTAATACCAGCGGCGTAACCAAATATCATTACAGGGTTTTTCATAAGGTTTCTTATGAATTTTAGTAAATCTTTAGACTCATTAGTAACACCATCAAATCCAGCAGAAAAATCAGGAAGCTTCTTATGTTTTTCGAACAAGTTTATCCATGATATGTCTTGTTTAGCCTGCTCTACCTCAGCTTCAGACTCCTCATCAAATTTAGCACCTTTTGACTTAATTACTATGTCAGACTTAACAGCATCAATATTGGTACCCATAACTTTACCGGTAGATATGTAAACATCTTCTAAACCGGTAGTTCTTGCGTCATTCATACTTTTTAGTTCTGATAAAGGTTTACCATCTTTAGTACCTACATTACTATTTTCAGCGTCTATTACACCTACTTTTTCTAACCACTCCTTGGTGTATTTTGCTGAACCTACTGGGTACTGCATTGCTCTAAAAGCAAAACCATTAGTTAATCCGTCTACTTCTATAACCATATCAGATGTAAGTACGCCTTTATCGTCCTTAAACTTGCGTATGTTGGCAATAGCTAGTGCTGCATGCCCAACATGAGCTAATCTAGAACTCTTGGCCATACCAAACATTTCTTCTTCTGTGTATGTACGGTCAAGAAGTTGTTTAGCTTTATCAAGTATTACACTCTCAGTGTCTTTATCTACTCCAGGTATGTCATCTGCTCCATCGAATGCTTGAACGATAGAGTAAGCAAACGTCTTAGCAACCATAACTTCATGAGACATGTCTCCTTCATGTTCACCATTAACTACAGATTCAATAAGGTCTTTATTTATATCTACTGACACTCCTGAGGCAGTAAGCAACCACCTAGCAATCTGCTTATCTCCTTGAGGGTTTATACCACTACTATCTAAATGTATACGGTGATTTCTTGCTATGAACCAATCAAAAAATATCTCTGCATCACCTACATCATCAACAGACTCTGTGAAGTTATCAAGACTACGTTTTAACGCTATTCTTTGTGCTCCATAGCTGTCAGCATCATCTTTGTTTCTTGCTTCAGTTTCTGAGCCTATAATCTTATCCATTAAGGCTTCTTTATCTAAACCGTTATTACCATCACTAAATATTTCAAATAACGTGTCTTTACCACTGTTAAACTTAAACGCTGTATTTTCAAGCCTATTAACCACGTCTGTATGGTCTTTAGGTGCATTAAGATACTCAGCGTTTCTAAGCTGTACTTTACGAGGCTCAGCTTTCTTGGATTTTCTGTAAGTCTTTTTAGTGTTTACCTCAACCTTCAATCTTTCTTCTATAGACTTATTAGTATCACTCATAGTACCGAGAGTACCCATAAGTGTGTCATCGCCCTTAATAAGATTTATGTTTGTTGCTTTTTGTCCTGTTCTTGTTCTGGTTAGAACTTCGTTATACATACCATGGCCATCATGCCCAACTGAGCCTTGTATAGCAGCAATACCTAAATGTGTAGCTAATGCATTTTGTATAGCTATGGTACTAGACCTGATTCCAAGGTTCTTTATTATAGTTTTACCTACCTCTGATGCAGCCAACCTCAAAGTGACACCACCTTGCATAAGTGCCATCATGTCATCTGGTGTAATATCCTCTTCACTAACACCTAAAATTTTAGCGTATTCCTCAGTGTCTCTAGTAGCACCATAAAGGTTTTCAGAGTTTCTTAGCACATAGTCATTAACAGAGGCATGCATGGCTTGAACTGTGTTGTAGTTAAGTTCACCATCTTTACCGTATAGCAAGAATCCTGTAATACTACGTTCTATACCATTAAAGTACCCTGAGCCTTCAACAGGGACAGTAGCCTTTAATCGTTCTCCATAAGCAGCTGTCTCAGGAAGTACACTTTCACTAGTTTCTTTCTGCACATTAAAACCTGTAACAGTGTGACCAGAAAATATGTCTTTTAGCGTGTATTTCTGCTCAGTAACATTCTTACCTACCCAGTGCTTAAACAATGTAAGTTTACTTTTAGTAAATGTGCCATCACGAAACATAGTAAGTCTGTCACTGATATGGTCTTGTGTACTATTTTCAAATGACTCCAGGTCGTTAGTAATAAGCTTTTTAATAGTCATAAGACGATTAAGCTCACTGTCTGGTGTTTCTTTTTGATTTTTGAACTCAGGTAAACCTCTAAGGTAGTCTCTGTGCTCTGATATTTCAGCATTTATTGACTGAAGTTCTTCTTTAATATTTTGTAGTCGTTCTACTTCTTCAAGTTTTTCTTCCACTTTGCGTTCAGGTCTTTTTCTAAATTCCTTGAACGTTTCAAAATCTAATGTGACCCCATCAAACACTTTATCTGTGTCAATAAAAGTGTCATCCATATCATCATTACTAAAACTTAGATTCTCATCGTCAAAACCTGTGTTGTCATTTGTAAATGCTTCAAACTCATCCATTAAAGCTTCGTTATCAAAGTTTGCAGCAGAAAGCTCGTCTTCCAGACTAGACTCTGTAGGGTTGCTAAAGCTATCATCACTGAAACTGGTGTCATCTGAGTAATCACCATCAGCTTCTCTAAGCATTGCCGCAAGGGATTCATCTGTATGTTCACCTTCAACAGCAGTAGGCTCAACTACTTCTTCAACTACTGGAGTAGGTTCTTGTAGTTTACTTATACGGCTTAGTACTGAGTTAAGTGTTTTTACTGCCAACTCATCGAGGTTCTCTGTTTCCTCTTTTACTATACCTTCAAATGTTTCAGTATTAGTACCAACACCTACTGTCTGCATTCTGCTCCATATATTGCCAACAGCATCACGCATTTTGTCAGCTAATACACCAGTTTTACCACCTAAAGCATTACGTGCGGCAGTTACAGCGTCAGGAGTAGTAGGAACAATGGCAGATGTAGCAGTTTCTGGTTCTTTAACCGGTGCAGGAGTTGGTGCTTTAGCTGCTTCTCTTTCTATGCGCCCTCTTACGTTATTTATAGCCTTATTTGCTTGGTCTTTAGTTATAGTACTATCTGCAGTACGTGCAGCTACCATTTTAGCGTAAGGATTTTCAGTGTTACTGTCTAACCATCCTTGAACATCATCAGGGAAAGTTACACTATTAACTTGCTCTACAACAGCTTCAGAACTTTCAACAACTGGTGTAGTAGTAGTTTGTTCCTGTGAGACTTCGAACAGTTGACTATATACTTTACCCATCTCATCAACTTCGTTGTTGATAGTTGTTAGTAAATTGTAGATATCACCAGCAAATGGTTTCTGTGAATCCTGTGTTCTAAGTTTAAGTGCTACTGAGTAATGGCTTATTTCAGTTGTCTTAGCGCCTACTTTATCAGCATTTTTAACAGTAGTTACTCTGCCATCTTTCTTTCCGTACTCCACACCTTTCATACGTAAAGCTTCATTAATATCTGATGCTTTCTTATTGTCTACTAGCACCTGTGCTTCAGACATTACAAGTCCTTCAACTTCTTCAAGTTTAGACTTAATTCTTGCTGCTTTTTCACCTTCATACTGCATGAAAGATGACAGTTTACTTATATTTTCTGTTTGTGCTTTAACATCTCCAATATTCTCAGCTGCCTTAGCTGCTGCGTAGTACGTAGTGAATCCACCAAGACCAGCAGATACTTCATCTGCAACTTCAAGCATGTTTTTAACACGAGCAGTTATTACACCTTTTTTACGTGCATTATCTAGCTGTTTAGCTTCTACTTCAGTAAAAGTTTCACCTCTAGACTCCATTGTAGATTTTATAGCATTTTTTAACGTAGTATAATCTTGCTCTGGGTTCCCTGAAATAGCTACTTCAACCATTCGGGAAACATCTTCAATTGATGTAGGTTTATCAGAACGGAATACAGTACTACTTCCATCAAGTAAGGTGTCCCTTACATTATCTGAGTATGATTTTGCTTCAGCTTTAGCATCTGTGTCATTACTGGCTTGTGCTGCATAATATGAAGCAACAGGGTGTTTTTGTTTATTGTCTGAAGCGAAAGACTTTTGAGTTTCAGCTACTGTAGAAACTTCATTAACGCCTTCTTCTGACTCTGGAGTGTACTCTTCATTACCTTTAAATTTTACATCTTTAACAGCACTTCCTAAAGCACCAACGAACTCAAACTGTCCTGAACCACCTGCACCAGCTAGTGATGCAATACCACCTTCACGAATGTTACCACTGTCTGATAAAAACTTAGTAAACGTGTCTAAGTCTTTAAACTGTTCAGAACCGAATCTAGAGTTGAATAACTCCATAGTTGTCTGAGTGTATTCCTGTACTGCTTCGGAACCGGCTGATAATGAAGTTTTGGCCACACCTTTAGCCATAGTTTTAACTACGTTACCAAATTCTTTTTCAGTCATGGCTTTAACGGCAGGAACTAACGCTTGAAACACACCAGGTGATTTCATTACGTTAAAATCTACTATCTTATCAAGGTTTTGATTAACCATCTGTACTGCAAATCTACCTGCAAACCACTTAGCCTTATCTTCACCAGTAAGACCTACACCATTGTTGTGTTCAACAAATTGCTCATACTGGTTATTAACATTACCGGCTGATGACGCAATAAAACCTGCTTGTGCTGTGACAAATGCTTTAGCTCCATCAATTGATAGTAATGCTTTTGCTTTTTGCGTTTTTCCTACAGCTCTGGTAATTTCTCCGGCCTTTACTGCTGCATCTATTTTTTGCACACCTAAAGCGTACTTCGTACCTACACCAATCTTTGCAAGTACTCCACCAGGGGCAACCCATGCCATTAATGCACCTAAACTGGTACCAAGCATTTCTGGTGTTGTGAAAGCTTCTAACATACCTTCAGCTGCCGCTTTAGCTCTTGTAAGGCCTGATTGGTTACTGTCTGAGACAACATCCCAGTGTTCACCAATCTTCTCTATTGATTCAGCTGCAGCTCTGTCATCATAACCAAATAAGTTATTAGTACTTTCTGTTTTTTCTTCTTCAGTACCTAAGTCGTATAAACCAGTTGCATCACCTAATGCGTCTAATGGGTTTACAATTAGCTCATTTACAAAAGTTGCACCAAATCCTGCAGCAGCATTTACTAATGAGTTAGGCTTAGATAGTGGCTTACTTGCGGCAGTTCTTCTACTTGCGTAGTTTTGGTACTTATCAGGTAATTTTGCCATGTATTCTTCAAATAACTTAGCACCTATACCCATATCTACTTCAGTTTGTGCACCAAATACACCTTCTCTACTATTGTAGTACTCAGATGAGCCTCCACCTAGCAAGTCTGTAGTGAATGGGTCAGCATATCTATCTTTAACTACTCTGTTAGAAAGTGCTTGTCTTCGTCCATGTGTAACACCTTCTAGCATGGTAGCTACATCATTAGAGTACAAAACATCACTGTTTAGTCTGTCAATATTTACACCCATCTCACCAGAAGGGTATTCTAAGTATCTTGCAGTAGCATCTGGAGCATCACCACGAGCTAGTCCTAATTTAACTACGTCACTGGCATCTACTTTATTGCCAAATTCATAGAAGCGTCTAGTACGTCCAAGAAAAGCATTACCTTCAGCATCTGTTGTGTTATCACCATTACGGCTTAATGATTTTTGTGCTTGTGCGTATGCGTGCAGACTTTGAAATTCATTATCTGATAAGTCATTCCATATTTTATTTTTGTTGCTTTCTACACGACCATCTTCAAGCTCTGTATAGGAATTATCTAAGTTAGCACCGTTATTTAACTTTGTTAGAGCATACAGTTTAGTCTCTTTGGCTTTAGTTAATCTAGCGTCCTTACTTAGAGCTTCATCAGTAGTGAACATGTTTCTAGCCATCATGGCATTATCTGAAGTGTCTGCAGAGGCACCAATACTGAACATTTCATCAGGACTATTAGAGTAGCCAGAGTTATTATTAAAGCTGTTATCGTTCATATAATTTTCCTGAAGGAGAGAGTTTGTAGCAACGGTTACATTTTAGCTTACTTGAGTCTACTATTAAAGTTTTACTGCAGGTACAAAAAAGCCCGCTGTTAGGCAGGCTTT